GCGTGTTTTTTTTTTTTTTGAATAAGATGAAATTTTAACATATTAAAAAACAAATGAACATTAATTGTTCGATAAAACAAACATACTGACATTCAGTAGTTTGCAGTAGAATCAACATATATTGGTGATTCTTGATAATTGCTCGAGACTAGTCGTACGCCATTAACACGTACAGAATTCGTGTCTCCAGGTTTACCCCACACACACGAAAACTTTTCCTCGAACTCTGATCGATTGTAACTCCCGATGCCAGTTGACAGCGCGACCCGTAATCCATTTATACTGTGATTATAAGCAGTAACGGCGTCACTATATGTCGTCGGTGCTCGTGCGACTCTAATATCTTTAGACACCACACTCGAGCTGACAGATGACTCACCAGAGATAACGTTGAAATCTTTCAGCATCAGTGAAGCTGTCAGTTGCTGAAGTAGCGACGATATGGCACACACACTCAGACATACGTATTTCCCAGAACCTGGGAATCGGATGTACTCGTTGAATGGTGCGTCCATTTGAAATGACGCTATGTCACACAGAGCACTGCCTCGCACTACTTGTGATGAGTAATTTTTTGTGGCCAACCCCGCAAGAACCGAACACATAACCTTCGCAGAAGCCCACATGGAGTATTCCATATTCTCAGCCTCCTTTGAATACACAATATATTTGGGGATGACACCCTTCGGTATTGTAACATCAGCGTATATGACTGGTGGTATTTTATGAGGCTGCTTACTCGGTTGTTGTGCTGTAGCCCCTGGGATATGCGTCGACGCCGTAGTTGCTAGCAAGTCTGAGGCTTGAGGTTGATAATCGGTATGATTTCCAGTAACTTGTTTTTGGATTGGATTCTGACTCATTTTCACTGTTGTAGATTGGTATGGCCCACGACACTTTGTTTTGGTCTGACGATCGAAGGAGAATAAGTCTAGGTCCGAATAGGATGAAACGGCCGGAAAAGGCTGATTTGAGAGAGATAGTTGCCGCTGCGGCGGAATGTCCAAATCGAAATCCGAGATAAAATTGGAGTACCTGTAATTATCGGGTGATCGAGATCTGTCTAATCTTCTGTTGTTTTTGTAAGTGATAATTTTTAATAATTTCTGAAACCTTATCACAGTTGTAAAACACCTGTGAAAACTGTTCTATATTTGTAGACAGTTGGTATAATGCAGCCATAGCCAGCGACGAATCGCTGGTTGTATCATACCTATCCCTAACAAAATCATTAACAAAATCATAGACCCTCGTATCACCAAACCTGTTACAGGCGTCCCTGAAAGATTCGAAGTATTCAATCAAGTACTTCGCTTCCTTCCCATTTACCCCGAGCTTCGCCACGATCTTGACAGGATCCGGCACGCTCCTGTACCCGTTCTCCAACGGGACCATTATTTGGGAGACAAAGTACAAACTGTTCGCAGCTATCTGTTTCCAAATAATGTTCCAATTTGCAGCAGCCAATTCGCATCCACCAACGAACTCATCCATTGATCGTTCGAGTGGGAAAACGCACGAATTGTCATCCCCTACAAACATAGCCGCAACGAAACCGTCCAAATCGAAAGAATGAGCTAATGACATCATCGTCACTATCGTGTTCCCGAACAATGTGAATGCGTCGCCGGATTTTCTCTGATACGGGATGTCAGCTCGAACACCGTTCACAAAATCCGTCGCCCGGACCTGCGTATGGGCTAATTTGAACAAGTTTATAAACTCAACAGGTAGACCTAGCGCTCTATACATTCGCCATTCAGCATTAAAACAAACTTCAGTTTGTGACTTGTCATATGACTCACCATCAAATTCGAGAAATTTGTATTGCTGATTACTACTCATAGTGGAATTCACAAACTCATCCAAATCTCCGAATGACTTACGACTATGAAAATATACGTTCGGTTTCAACAGAGACTTTAGGCGATCGGTCATCACGCTCACATAGCACCCATTGATACAAATATTTATCTTATCTCGAGGAGATAAGATTGTCTGTACCTTTGAGTACTTCAAGTGAGTGTTCAAATCGAGACAAGGCTTCAACTTCCTCTTCATCGACAACAGATACGACGTCACACGCGTCGAGTCCTTAGCGTCGAAGAGATTATGTAATGCCTTTATCTTTCCGTCCGTCTGCTTTAGACACCATTGATGAACGTGCGCCATCGTGAGAATTATAGGATTCTCTTCGTAATACCGTAGTCTCCGAGCCCATCCAGGTAGGAAAAATGCCTGTCCACAAGCCTCAATGGCCTCTCGCGATATTTTCACTGGGTCACGTAGTTCAGAAACTTGAGGATCAGCAAAAATCCTTTTTCCGACGGCCAATAACATCTGCCTCTGTGTATCTGACCGGGGGTTTCCTTG